CAAAGTTAGCATTTTACAAAGTTTACAAGTTATACCATTAGAAGGTATAACACAGGCTGAACGCTTAGCATTGTCAGCAGTTGCTGGCATGATCGTATATGATACGACAAATAGCAAACACTACGGATATGATGGCACAGCTTGGCAAGCTTTGTATTAATAATGGCAAAACATTTTACAAAAAAGTTTCAAGAAGCCTACGAAAAGGTTTTACAGATAGCAGAACTCGAAGGGCCAGAGAGGGGCATGCTGGCCTTTCGGGATGCTATGTTAGAGCTAGGACACGAAGAGCGGGTTAGAAACCTGTACCGCGTGCAAGACAAGCTCACAAAGCAAGCAAAGTTTTTTGTGCCTAATAAGCCACAAGAGCAGTATTTAAAAACGAAGGCTCATAGAAACATTATCCTAAAGTGCAGGCAGGTTGGCTTTACAACGCTAAACTGTATCAGAGCCCTAGATTATGCACTCTGGGAAAGCAACATGAGGACTGGCATTCTGTGCCATAAATTACAAGTTGTTAAAACGATTTTTAACGATATCACGAAATTCTGTTATAATTGGTTTATCCGCGATTGGGGGCATCTTTACAAGCCAGTGGAAAAAAGCGACTCCAATACGGCGCTTAGTTTTGCTAGCGATGGTCTTGGTCGTCCCTTGGAGTCTTCTATTCTTGTACTTCATGATTTCCGAGGTAAAACAATTCATTTCATGCATGTTTCGGAAGCGGCCCGTATCGAAAAAGACCGGCTCGTAGGATCGTTAAACGGGGTACCAGATAACGGCGAGATTACTTTAGAGTCAACCGCTGCTGGTAGGTCAGGAGAATTTTACCGCCTCTGGCAAAGCTGGAGAGCTAAAGGAGCAACAGCTCCTTACAAGGGATGCTTCGTACCTTGGTACAAACACTATCCGGAGAATCCGGAAGATTGGGACATGCCAAAAGAGGCAGTGTTAAATAACCGGGAACGCGAGCTACTAAGCTCGTACAAAGGTAAGATTAACGAGGCGCATATTTTTTGGCGTCGCTGGTGCATAGAAGCAAAGTGCGGAGGAGATGAGGAACTCTTTGAGAATGAGTATCCTACGAATGATCAGGACTGCTTCTTAACCGGGGATGCAAACGTATTCTCAAGTAGCATCTTAAAGATGCAAGACCGGAACACGAGAGACCCTATTTTTGTAGGCCATCTAATTGCAGATGGTAACAAGATGGAAATACACGATGACCCTAAAGGGGCTATCGCTATCTGGGAAGAGCCAGATCCATCACACACGTACTCAATGGGAGCCGACCCTAGTGGCGGCGTAGGACAAGACAATGGAGCAGCATATGTTAAAGACAACAAGACTAACAAGTTGGTTGCTCGCATTTGGGGTGACCTTGCTCCTGCTGATTTTGCTAGAGAACTGTACAAGCTTGGGAAATTTTATAACAATGCTTGGGCTTGCGTTGAAGCCAATAATCATGGGCATGTAGTTCTACACGTTTTAAAAGAGATGGGCTATCGCAATCTCTACAAAAGATCGACGATAGACGAGATGACAAATAAACCGACTAAGAAAGTCGGCTTTGTTACAACGAATCAGACCAAGATAATGATTACCGAGAAGTTCAAGTCAGCTGCTAAAGAAGGTAAGCTGGTAATCTTGGATAAAGAGCTTGTATCAGAGATGTCAACCTTTGTACAGATTTCCGGCAAAAGCGGAGGCACTGTTAAACGTCAGGCAACCGCTGATGCACACGATGACCTTGTAATGGCAGCGGCTTTAGCAGAGGAGATGAGCAGTGCTAGGAATTGGGATGCAGAAGAGAGTAGTAACTATGAGTTACCTGAGTATGAAATTGACCCAGAAACCGGCTTTATAATAGGATAACACATGAACCCTTTTGAAAGAGACGAAAACGCAGTTCCAGAGCGTACTAAAGAGCTACATGCTATCCGCATCGTACGTGCTTTTATGAAAAAGAGCGATGAATATCGCGATCCGCATCTGGACTTGGCTGTAAAGTCCCGTGAAATCTACGAGAACTGGTCAGTACAAGGTCGCAGTATCGTGCAACGTGCTAACCTAAAGTTACCTTTTGGCTTTACGATCATTGAAACCCAAGCTCCGCAGATCCTAGATATCTTTTTTAGAGGGGGGTCTGTAGTACAATTCAAAGGCCAAGGCGCAGAAGATGCAATCTTCGAAGATCCTATCACCGATTTCCACCTCCACCAGTTTGATGAAATGGGATTCCAGTCTAAAACTGCTACATTTATCAAGGCTATGCTACTCGATGGTACCGCCTTTGCTAAAGTTCCATACCGATACAAAGAAATTGACACGCTTCGACGTGTAAATGAAATTGACCCTGCCACAGGTGTTCCAATTAGCATGAAAGTTCCTACAACTGAAGTGCTATTTGACGGACCAGACCTAGAGATTATCCCAATCTATGACTTCTTTCCAGACTGGACTGTTAAGAAGCCGGGAGACATCGCAGGCATGCGCGCGTGCGTACACCGTACGTACAAAACTATGGCAGCATTGCGGGCCAACCCAAACTATAAAAACGTAGACGAAGTTGAAACCAGCGTTGCTATCAAAGGTGGTGACGCATGGGCTAGACCTTACTATACCGACACGTATAAAGATGAGTTTGATCGTCTGAACGACAACGAATACAACATGAAAGAAGAAGGGCATGTTGAGATTTGGGAATACTGGGGAATGTTTGACCCAAAGAACGATGGCAACTTTGAAGAATACATTATAGTAGTAGCTAACGGTGACGTGGTGCTACGCTGTGAAGAGAACTTCTACGACTATAAGTTTAAGCCATTTGTAGCCTGCCCCAACTATATCAGAGATTCAGAGTTCTACGGAATTCCTGAGCTTATGGCCGTGCGCTCACTTATTAAAGAAGCTAACACGCTTCGTAACGCTAGGCTCGACAATATCAATTTATCAGTTAACCCAATGTGGATCGCAGATCGAGCATCCGGCATCAACACCAAGAGCCTGTTCGCAAGGCCTAACGGGATTATCTGGACTAACGATATCAACGGGATTAAACCCCTACCACCCCTCGACCCATCTATAGGATCTCGCGAGGAGATGGCGTTTATTCAGAACGATATCCAGAACGCTACCGCTATGGTAAACGCTGCACCAGTGGCAAGTAACCTAGGGAAACAGTTTGGTAGGTCCGCTACTGGCGTTAACTTTATTCAAAGTTTTGCTAGCTCTAGGATTAGCTTAAAAGCTAGAATGTTGTCAGAAATGTACTTTAAGCAAATCGCTAAGCTTATGCTTTTAACAAACCGGCAGTTTGTCACCGAAGAAAAGTGGGTACGCGTGCTAGACCCCAATACGCCTAACCCATTTGTACAGCTACCACCGGATGCATTTTTCAGGTCCTTCGATTTCCAAGTTGAGACGACTTTGGAAAACGGGGGACCCGAGGGGCAGTTTCAAAAGATCCAAACCGTGTCTCAAATTCTGCAGGCTGTAGAAAACAGCCAGCCCGGCACGATTAAGAGTGAGGTAGTTTTAGAAGCTCTCTTGAGACCTTTACTAGGCCGTCAGGTAAAACGCTTTGTTAATTCGCCAGAGGAGCGTCAACAAATGCAAATGCAGCAGTTGGCAGCTCAGCAGGCAGTTAATGCACAGCAAGGTCAAGCAGCGCCACAGCCTAATGCAGCTCAACCAGATCTTGCAGTAGAGCCAACACTTGATGTTCTTGCAGGTTTAGGATTACGATAATATGTTATACGAAAACGAAAAAATAAAACTCTGGGACCCTGAAACCAATGAAATGTCTGGTAAAGACGAAGTCATTGATGAGGAAGTTCGACGTATTATTGATGAGGGCTATTCACTAATTGCTCTTAAAAATAGCAATGGGTGGCAGCTACTAGAGAATTTATTAAAAACAACTTGCTCCGACTTAAAAGAAAAACTTACATATGAACAGGATTTAGAACGGTTTCGTCGCCTCCAAGAAGCCGTCAAAGCTTACCAAAACGTACTCAACTTTGTCGATTAC